CACCAGATGGGCCTCGAAAGTTTTCTGTCTATGTTCGCAACGATAAAGGTAACGTAGTCAAAGTGAACTTCGGCGATCCCAATATGGAAATCAAACGCGATGACCCCGCCCGACGAAAAAATTTCCGAGCGCGGCATAATTGTGATAATCCAGGCCCGCGTTGGAAAGCCCGTTATTGGTCATGTCGGTGGGGATGGGGTCGCAAGGCCCTTGGCAAATAAGCATGTGTTTCAATAATATGCGTTGTTTTGCCGTAATTTGTGTGGTATAATGCTTGCAGTGTTAGTATAACGGCATCACCTATTGTGTTGCCAAGGAGACTATTCTATGCGTATCTTCCTATTGCTCGTCGTATTCGTATTACTTTTTGCGTCCTCGGCATTTGCTCAAAACCGTCCCGTGGATTCATATTACAGTCGAATACCTCCTGAATTAATAGAGGAAATAGCATCACAAGACTCTGGCGTACGTCATCCAGATCCTTCAATATCTGCTGATCGTTCGCAACGTCGACAGCAAGATCGTAACTCACGAGACCGTGTAGAACCGCGTAAGCGCGGACGATTTGATTGGTTACGTAGAGTTCCACCTCCAATGCCGTACTATGACCCGTACTATTACTATTACGGTAGTAGGTATGGTTATTGTTCTGGCCCATATTGGGTGTGGCTTGGACGTGTACAGGTAATGATTCCCGGTAATTGCTATTAATATCTAATCTGTGTACCCGTGCGAGGCAGCATTCGTCTGCCTCGTTTCTCAATTAAATAAATACCAGTATGCGCAAATTCGCCTGGTTAACTCTTTTCACAGGATTACTCCTGTCGGGTATTGCAGCGTTTTTCTCCGTGTTCGGACTGGCGCTCATTTATGCGGGTGCTTTCTGGTCCGTGGTCGTACTCGCTAGCACACTAGAAATAGCAAAGCTGGTTGCGGTGACGTGGATGTATCGCTATCGTAATTTAACCGGACGCGGCGTTCGTACTTATTTTTATGCGGCTATCGCTACGCTAATGCTTGTCACCAGTTTGGGCATTTTTGGATTCCTGACACGAGCACACGTTGAAACCGAGGGCACAGCGATTACTGCCGAGTTGACTTTACAAGAAGTACTCGCCCGTGAAGCCCAACTAACCATCGAGCGTGATCAAATCAACGCAGAACTCAAGGCGTTGAATGAGCAATCATCTCAACTGGTTACGCAACTCGGTGCCGCACAACGACTACGAGGATCTCAGGGCGCTGTTGCGGTACAACGCGAAAACGCTACCCGTCGTACCACATTACTTGCGGAGTTGAAGCGTCTGAATACTGAACTAAGTGTCGCACAAAAAGAACGCATCACAATAGAAACGGAAACCAATAAAGCGACAGCAGATATCGGACCTCTTCGATATGTGGCGCAAGCTGTCTATGGCACGGATAATATAGCTACTATACGAAAAGCTGTAGTTACACTTACCGTCATTCTTATGATTGTATTCGACCCAATGGCAATTATGCTACTTATTGCCGCAAACGTTTTATTTCTACGTACTCAGCGCTTACCGTCTAAACCACAAACATCTACAACTGTCATCGCCTCTACAAATGACACCCCCCCTATATCGGCAATTGAGACAGTCGTCCCCGTCGATGATTTACATGAACCGGCAATTGAATCAAACGGGTTAATAGACGAGTCGCTCTTAGATCCCAGTACAACGGACGTTCCAGATCATTTAATTCGTAAACTATAAAAAATTTGCTATACTAGGTTTCGTCCTATTGAGGAGAACAATGAATACTGAAATGATAAATCGACGAACTGTTCGCGGCAATGCTCATCGCGAATGTGAATTTTGTGGGCGCGATAAAACTGATAGTAAGGGGCAAAGATTCAACTATCAGTACATTAACGAAAAAACTCAAGATTGGGATAACCACATTTTTTGCTCCAAGACGTGTTTTTCTGCATGGCACGGAATGAATAGTGGAAGGTAATTTCTATTATGCCGCTATGGGATTTCAAATGCACAACTTGTAATCGCATAATAGAAATTATGTTTTCTTCTTACGAGGCGTCACAACACGCAAAGTGCCCCATTTGTCAAACACCATTAGTGCGTCAACCGGCATCTGGAGGGATTGTCATTAACGGATATAGTGCTAAAAACAATTATAGCAACCGTTCATAACCATTTTGATACATCTGATTATATGCATCCTGATTCCATACCAAAATGCACTCCATTTAATGTTTTTTCAGAGTTTCAGCATCTGTCTGTAGAAGAATTACGCGAACTTGCAAAATCAAAACAACTACCTTACGCAGTAGCATTAGCTAACGTCACCGGCGATCTTAACACCGGTGTTATTATTCGCACCGCATGCGTTCTTGGTGCGGAACGTGTGTTTATTTTTGGCAAAAAGAAATATGATAGACGAAGCACTGTTGGTGCTCATAATTATATCGAGCTTACACATTTTGAATCGGGAGGAGAACATGAACCGTTCAAATGGGAAGATGCTGTGCAGATTATTCGTGTAAACGGATATACTCCTATTTTGATCGAACAAGGTGGTGCACCTCTATTTGATTTTGAGCCTACGCATATTGTTACGCCTGTATGTCTCGTGTTTGGTGCAGAAGAAACCGGTATTCCCGACTCATTGTGTCGTACAGAACTCTGTTATACTATTCCTCAACCAGGCGTTTTGCGTTCATTGAATGTCTCAACGGCCGCGGGTATTGCAATGTGGCATACCATGATAAAATTAATGAATTCCGCCGATGTCTAAATAAACAGAGACACATATATCATGCTCATGTAGAGTGTGAAAGGATCAAATTATGGCGATGAAACTTCAGATTTCGGAAATTTTAGCAAAGCTTAAAGAGTTCACTGGAGATGGAGCACTTGCTAAGAAGATAGAATGGTTAAAGAAGCACGATAGCCCGACACTGCGACTCATGCTCCAGCACAACTTCGACTCTAATATTGCATATAATCTTCCTGAAGGCACACCACCATTCAAGCGGAATGAAAATCAAATCGATCAGACCGAATCATCATTGTATGCTGAAACTCGAAAGCTTAGCTATTTGTGGTTGCAGCCCAGCGATTCTGCATTAAATAGTTTAACCAAGACTCAGAAAGAACAACTGTCAGGATTGGAAACGGCTCAAACAGAGATAGGTAAAAAACTTCAAGAAAAAATCACTGAGTATAGAGAGTCAGAAAAAGAAATTGACGCAGCAAAAGATGCCATTGAACAAGCTAAACTGCGTCTCAAGCGAGCGATTGAAAACTCTCAACGTATTATGAAAGAAGGGCAAGCATTAAATGTACAAGTACAACAGATTGATGCTGAGTTATATAATGCACAAAATACCATGTTGAACACTAACGCGGAACTTATGAACCGCGCTGCCCCACAAAAAGGTCGCAACATGCCAAAGTATCGATTAGAAATGCAGTTTGTGCAGCTACTAGAGTCATTACATCCAGACGAGGCTGATGTATTATTGTCAGTCAAGGATAAGACACTTCAAAAGAAATATCCCGTGACTAAAGATATTGTGAAAAAGGCATTTCCCGATTTACTTTCACTGTAGCACAGAAATAGAGTACAGGTATTATATGTCCGATGAATCTAACACAGGTATAAAAAGCTCTGGTGGATATAGATTACTCACCAATATCCTAAAACGATATGGAGGGTTTGGCGGTATTACATCAACAGGCTTTGATTGACCCATGTTGAGAAATTGGGTCACCCAGTTTGGGTTTGACGCGGGCAATCGGGCAGGGGATGAACGAATCTCTGAGGCGGATCGCGGAAAATTTATCGGACAGATCGGCGCATATTTCGGATGGAACCCTCCCCCTAACTATAATTGGGCAGTCGAAGTCACAAAGGATGACGCCGGCGAATATGTTATGGTATTCTTGCGATATGCTACTCCAGATGAGGCGGAACGAATGCTTGGTAAAAATTATGAAAAGAAAACCTCATATCCGTGGAACTGTAATTCTACCTGTAGTACTTCCGAGCAGTCTGAACCAGAATCACCTGAAACTACACCCAAATGTCAGGACACTAATTAGCTCTAAGGATAAATGTTATGTCAGAGACTATAGAATTAACTAACACTGCAATTGATCGTCTTCAGACAATTTTAGCCGAAGAAGGTAAATCGGCCGGTGGTCTACGAGTTTATGTGCAAGGCGGTGGCTGTTCTGGATTTCAATATGGTATGGAAATTGAAGACGCGGCAAACGAAGGGGATATTCTAACGACCGTTGGGGGAATTTCGCTGTATGTAGATCCCATCAGCATCAGCTACGTCAAAGGCGCAAAAATAGATTTTGTCGATTCGATTACGGGTGGAAGATTTATAATTCATAATCCCAATGTCACCACTACATGTGGATGCGGAGCATCCTTTGGTGTATAATTGATCGCTCACGCCGCCCAATGAAGAATAAAACACGATGAATATATTCTATCTTTCACATGATGTTGAAGAATGCGCCCGATGGCATATTGACAAACATACAACAAAAATGAACATCGAGTATGCCCAACTTCTCTCTACAGCCCATCGTGTTCTCGACGGATATCAACAAACCATCACCATTCCTAGAAAAAAGACCATCTGGCTGCTTTCAGATGACCGTGAAACCACGTTATATAAAGCAACCCATACAAACCATCCATCTTGTATTTGGACACGTCAAAGCGACGCCAATTACGTTTGGCTATTCAATCTGTGGAAATCCTTGCTTGCGGAATACACCTATCGATATGACAAAATTCATGGATGTGCTAAATTATTGCCTGCGTTAAAAACTCCTCCTACACGTATTCCATGCCAATCATTTACTGAACCACCGGCAGCTATGCCAAATACGTGTAAACGATCCACTGCGATTGACTCGTATCATGAATACTACCGTACGCACAAACGCACATTTGCCTCATGGAAAAAACGAAATGTGCCTGCATTTATGTTGTCATTATGAATTGATAGTGTGATATACTAAATAGGTATATAACAGTAATCGCAGTCGCCTTTGGGGATTGCGGTGAATTACAGTCGCTCAAGGAGGACTATTATGACTCTTAGTAAACGTCTATTCACTACGTTCGGCCCGGATTTGTTTCCGACATTTGGTTGGTCACATTTCGGTATTGGTTTTGATCGTGTATTTGATGAACTTGCAACTATTGAAGATCGTCTTTCAGATCAGGCCAATTATCCCCCACATAACATCAAAAAAATTGAAGAACACCTGTATGAGTTAGAGCTTGCTGTCGCAGGTTTTACAGAACAGGATATTAATGTGGAAGTAGAAAAGCATCTCCTGACTATTCGAGGCACAAAAAATGTCTCAGCATCACAGGATGAGTATCTTTATCGAGGTTTGGGTCAACGGTCATTTACTAAGACCTTGGCACTTGCCGAGACCGTTGAGGTGCGGAGTGCGATACTGGAACACGGCATGTTGAGAATACGTCTTGAAAATGTAATTCCCGAAAAAGATCAGAAGCGCTCAATTACGATCACGTCCGTTCGGTCGTAATACGCACCGACTCCGTAGGGGGTCGTTATGACCCCTACGGCGTTTCTAAATATGTGTATGTCCAGATTAACGTTTGCTGCATGGATAAAACTATATTCGCAACGGCCACTTCATGAGGCCACGAATCAAAACGTTATTAGGCACCTGACTCATCTTGAAGATTTGGTGTTGACCAAATATGCTAATGGCGCACAGGAAGCATTACAAACTATCAAAGGTCTTGCCAAATTTTTAAAAGGACATGCAAACGCACCAGTCAATCTAACGGTAAAGATTGATGGCGCTCCTGCCATTGTTGCAGGGCATGACCCTGAAGATGGTAAGTTTTTCGTTGGAACCAAAGGTGCATTTTCAAAAACCCCGCGAATCGCTAAAACCCTCGATGACTTGAAAAAGCTGTATAGTCAAAAGCCTGGGTTATTAGAAACCATGCAAGTTGCGTTCGAGACACTAAAGGGATTGAATTTCACACACATTCTACAAGGAGATGTACTCTTCACTCCCACACTTAAACAAGAATTAACGGTGTCTGGAGACAAATACATCACGTTTAAACCAAACACGATTATCTATGGCGTTCCGGTAGAAAGTGACATGGGTAAAAAAATCGCGGCGGCTCAATTTGGCATCTGTTTTCATACAACCTATACCGGATCGTCCCTCGCAACCTTGCGGGCTGAAGCTAACGCGAATATCAAAACTCTTAATCCTCCAGCGAATGTTGTTTTATTCTCATCACAATATCAGGACTTGTCAGGCACTATTACTTTTACGTCTGCCGAGCAGGAAACACTGCGCACTCTAATCGCAGAAATTGAAACACGTACTCGTAAAATGCGTAATAATGCGTTTCTTAAAACTCTTGCGTCCAGTGCGCTACTTCAATCTGAGTTCATGATTTTTCAAAATAGTTTAGTACGTGAAGGCGAATCCATTACTCTCAGCCCGAAAGTATTTGTGTCTCGATTAAATGCGTATCTGACTCTTCGTGGTCAAAAAGAAAGTAACACCAAAAAAACCGATGCGGGAAAAGCTACGGCATACAACAAATATCAGCAAATACAAATGATTATTGCAGAGACCGAAGATGGGCTGGTCGATCTCCTGGCATGGCAACAAGCGATTATTTCCGCAAAGACATTTATTATTCAAAAATTAAACACAACGGGAACTCTTAGCACGTTTTACTCGTCTGATAAGGGTGTAATCGTAGGCCACCATGAAGGTTTTGTGGCAGCCGACCGCAAAGGACAGTTCGTAAAACTAGTGGATCGGGCAGAGTTCTCTCGATTAAATTTGACGCAAGGCCGTTTTCATCAAAAATAACTAAAAATAGTACAACAAATTTATAAATTTTGTTGTACTATGCTATATACTACATATCAATCAGATACGTTATGTGACTTGAGTGCTCGCTAACTCGTATCGGCGCGAGATCCGCGTATGTATGATGGGAACATCATAATGCAACACAATGATGTGAGGCACGTCGACCCTGACGACTCACAGTGATTCATGGTTGGTGGATAACGGTCATGAGTCATCCCGTTGGACAATATTATGAGAGGCTGGAGCAACATCACGCGTCACGTGATGCTGATCGGTACAAGCTAACCGCCGATAGCAATCTCCTCTTATCCATGTTGATTCCGGCTCCGACGCAAATACCGGACAGACACCTATCTCCCTTTAAAGGGAGAGGTGTCTCTCCTCACCAACCGCAAATAATTAAATTATATAAATTATGACTACTAAATACAATATGTACCAGTACGCGAATCAACATAAATTAATCTCGTATTTTTAAACGAGTACTTATATGCCGATGTATGATTATCAATGTACACATTGCGAGGCAATCATTGAAGATATTATGTTACCATATGATCAACGTGATATTCCATTAACTGAACCGTGCCCATATTGTGCACAAGTAAACACAGTACAGCGACTGATTTCAGCACCCAATATTGGAGATTCTGTACGTTTGGGTCGATTACACTTACCCTCTGCATGGACAGATAAACTATCTCAAATTAAGGCAAAACACCATCGAAGTACAATGCGTGTGCCAACACCAGGCAAACGTGAACTTTAAAAGGAAATTTTAATCATGTATTTTGGCATCAATGCTGGATTTGGGGATTCTCTGACACCGGAAATCGAATCACTTACGACATTAGGATTTACCGAGGTGCGTCAGGATTTACAATACCTCACCACTCCAGAAATTATTCATCAACGATTACAGGAATTAACCAAGTCTAGATTACGCCCGTTATGGATTATGCGTCCAGAACAATTAAAGTATGCTACAGCCAAAGATCGAGTTGAATTATTCAACGAACCAA